ACCACCTACTCACGTGAGTAGGTGCCCCGAAGGGTGGAACGTTGCGCGTATCGAACTATCGACGCTCCGACGTCCTCGCCCGGGGCGACGACGCCGCCCGGAAGCTCCGTAAGGAACTCCGTCGAGCGGGTCGCTTCCCGTGCGCTGAGTGCGGCATTCCTCGACTCGCCTCAGGGCTCGACGTCGACCACATTCACCCCTTGGCACTCGGCGGCGAGGACGTCGCCGCGAACGTTCAGGCCCTTTGTAAGCCCTGTCACAAGGCGAAGACTCGCGAGGACTTCGGGGCGACGAACACACCCTTCTGAGGACGGTATGAGCTACTCGACGACGCCCTCGGTCGGTCAGTTCGGCGTGACCCGCATTCACGGTCTTACCGGCCGTCTGATCGAGGTCGGACAGAAGCTAATCGGGTCCGGCTCGCGCTACACACATGCCTTCGTCGTCGTCGCCGATGGTTGGGTCGTTCAGGCCGAACCGGGCGGAGCGAAGCTAGTTCCGCTCGATTCCGCTGTCGGCGGGCGAGACACGCTCTATAGCGACCTCGACCTAACCGAAGAGCAGCGTAAGGCGATCGCGAGAAAGGCTTTCCGTCTCGTGAATACGCCCTATAGCTACCTCGACTATCTCGCGATCGGTGCACGTCGTCTTTTCGGCGCGTCGTTCCTAGAACGCTACGTCGAGGACACCCACCACATGATTTGCAGTCAGCTAGTGACCGAAGTATTCCGGCAGGCTGATATCGAGCTATTCCCGGGGCGCATTCCAGGGGACGTTACGCCGGGCGATCTAGCGAGGCTGATAGGTGCGTAAGCGTCCCTGCCTAGTGTGTAAGCGGCTCACGTATAACCCGTCACGCTGTGATGTACATGAGGCGGAATACAGACAGAGAGCTAATGCCTATCGTGGTACGTCAACCCAACGTGGGTATGGGTACCAATGGCAGAGACTTAGTAGACAGATACTCACTGAGCATAGGGATACCTACGGTGAGCAGTGCCAAGGCTACGGAGTGCCGTCGCACGTCGCTTCTGATCTGACAGTCGACCACATCACACCCAAGGCTCTAGGTGGGACCGACGACAGGTCGAACCTTCAAGTCTTGTGCCGCTCGTGCAATAGCCGTAAGCACACTTCCCGCTGAGAGTCAAGCCTATCGAGGTGGACAGTCCCAATTCGGACATCACGTCTATAGGGGGGCACTCCTATCTCTAGCGGTGCAAGCGCGACGGACCCAGCCCCCAGCCAGGAACACACCGCCGCGAAATTCGAACCGGGGGGTATCGGCCCGATCCACCCCTTAATGTCCGAATTTAGCCCCCGGGGAGGTCGCCCGCATGCCCGCTGGTCGACCTCCGAAGCCGATTGAACGGAAGCGCAAACTCGGCAACCCGGGGCAGCGTGCACTACCGGCCGTCGCCGACACGGTCGCGCTCCCTGAACTTCCCTTCGAACCGCCCGAAGATCTCGGCCCCGACGGCGTCGACTTCATTCGGGGCGTCGTCGCCTCGACCCCTTGGCTCGCCAATACCGACCGCCCGACGGTCGAACTCGCCGCCCGTCTCGTCGACGAGTGCGCCGAGATTCAGCGCGAGATCAACGAAGCCGGTCGAGTCTTCGTGACCGAGAAGGGCTATCCGGTCATAAATCCACTGGTCGGCGCGCTGTCGACTAGCCGTAAGCAGCTTCATAGCGTGCTCGCGTCTCTCGGTTACACGCCCGCCGACCGTACCCGTATGGGTCTCGCCGAAGTGAAGGCGAAGAACGCATTCGAGGACATGCTCGCGAAGCGTGCCACCTACTCACGTGAGTAGGTGCTCAGGGAGGTAACGCCGTGACTACCCCGCTGTACCTAACGCCGGTCACGGCCGACGAGATAGCCCGGGGCGACGGCGACGACTTCGGATCGTTCACTCAGTTTCTCCGGGTCACGAAGGATTCAGTCGGCGGTTCAGCGGGCGAACCGATGGTTATGCGCGACTGGCAAACGGCCATGATGCGTCGCCTATTCGCCCGCAAAGAGAACGGCCGTCTGAAGCACCGACAGGCACTTATCGGCGTGCCCCGTAAGAACGGGAAGAGCGCGCTAGGCGCCGGTGTGGCGCTGTACGGTCTCGCCTTCGGCCCTAAGGGCGGCGAGGTCTTTTCGTGCGCTGCTGATAAAGAACAGGCTCGAATTGTCTTCGGTACCGCGAAGAAGATGATCGAGCTAGAGCCGCAATTCGGCGGACTCTTCAAGACTTACCGCGACGCTATCGAGCTTCCGGCGACCGGAAGTGTTTACCGGGTTCTCTCGGCTGAGGCATTTACGAAGGAGGGTCTTAACCCTCACCTTGTGCTCTTCGATGAAGTGCACGCTCAGCCGAACCGTGAACTCTGGGACGTTATGGCGCTCGCGACCGGTGCCCGTACTGAGCCCCTTCTCGTCGGCATTACGACGGCCGGTGTGAAGAGCGATAGCACGGGCGGCGACTCCCTGTGTTACGGGATGTACCAATACGGACAGCGCATCGTTTCCGGCGAGATCGACGACCCGTCGTTCTACTTCGAATGGTGGGGAGCCCCGGAAGGGTCGGATCATCGCGACCCGGCCGTGTGGGCAAACGCGAACCCTGGTTACGGCGACATTGTGTCGGCCGACGACTTCGCCGCCGCTGTACTGCGGACACCCGAAGCGGAGTACCGGACGAAGCGACTTAACCAATGGGTCTCGACGGCTCAGGCGTGGCTTCCGTCCGGCGCATGGGACGAGTGCAAGGGCGCGAGCGAGCCGATTCCGGCCGGTGCTGAGGTCGTGCTGTCCTTCGATGGGTCGTTTAACAACGACTCGACGGCGCTCACTGTGGTCACGTGCCCTCAGGGCGAGGAACTCCCACACATCGACGTCGTCGCCGCATGGGAGAAGCCGAAGGAATCCGGTCAGGACTGGTCGGTACCAATCCTCGACGTCGAGGCGGAGATACGTAACGCGTGTCGTCGCTGGTCGGTGCGCGAGATTGTGTGTGACCCGTTCCGATGGGCGAGGACGTATCAGGTTCTCGAAGACGAAGGCTTGCCCGTCGTCGAGTTTCCTCAGTCGCCCGCCCGAATGGTTCCGGCGACTCAGCGCTTCTTCGAAGCCGTCATGAATAAGTCGCTCACGCATTCCGGCGACCTTCGCCTAGCGCGTCATCTGTCGAACACAGTAATTCGCACCGACTCTCGCGGGTCGCGAATCAGTAAGGACTCGAAGGGCTCGCCCCGGAAAATCGACCTCGCCGTGTCCGCCGTCATGGGACTAGAGCGAGCGATGCAGGAACCCGAACGCGAGCCCGAAACACAGTTCTTTAACTGGGCCGATCTCTAGGAGTACGCGTGAAATACCTCCCGTCGCTTCCGTGGCGACGCGTCATATCCGACGGCGCTGATATCGGCGGTCTCGGCTGTCTGGTCGGCGCGGGTTGGTCGTTCAGTTCAGCGCTGGGCGTCGGTCTTCTCGGCGGCGCGCTTCTGCTAGTTGGTTGGGTGGTGGGCAATGAGCCTTCTACGCCGGGCCAGTAAGCAGACACGGGGCATTTTGGCTAGCGGGTCGGGTGACCCGTGGGCGATCCCCTCGAATGGACAGCTCGCCCCTCAGTCGGCTTCGGGCGTGTCCGTGACCGAAGAGACGGCTATGCGCCTTCTCGTCGTCGCGTCGGCCGTCCGCATTCTCTCTGACGCTGTCTCGGGTCTCCCGTTCGATGCCGTGAAGGCAGACGGCGAGATTCGACAGACGGTCGAGCCGCCCCCGCAAATCATTTCCGACCCGTTCGGCGGGGGCTCGAATTCGGCACTGACTACGCGCCGACAGGGCTTCGGTCAGATGATGGTTTCGCTGCTCTTGCGAGGGAACGCGTACGCCGTTGTCCTGACGCGCGACCGCATGGGCCGTCCGACTCGGCTTCGGGTACTGCACCCGGATCACGTGAAGTGCGAGTTCGACGAGAGCGGACAGCGCGCGTACGAAGTCGACAACGTGACCGTTCCGGCTCACAACATGGTTCACCTACTGGGCATGTCGTACCCGGGGGCGGCGACCGGTATCAGCGTGATTCAGTACGCCCGGGAAGCGATCGGTCTCGGTCTCGCCGCTGAAGAGTTCGGCGCGCGCTTCTTCGGGTCCGGCGCTCACATGTCCGGCATCGTTTCGGTGCCCGGCGACCTCGACCGGGAACGGGCGCGAGGGCTCAAAGAAAGCTTCCAGTCGGCGCATGGCGGGCTCAGGAACTCGCACACGGTCGGCGTCCTTACGGGCGGCGCTACCTGGCACCCAATCAGCGTCACGCCCGACGACGCTCAGTTTCTCGGCACCCGGGCGGCACAGAATCTCGACCTAGCAATGTTGTTCGGCGTACCGCCGCACATGCTCGGTCAGGTCGATAAGACGACCTCATGGGGAACCGGCATCGAACAGCAGGGGCTCGGCTTTCTCGCCTACACGCTGTCACCGTGGTTGGGCCGGTTCGAAGACGCATGGTCAACCATGCTCAGCAAACCTCAGACGGCACGGTTCAACGCCGACGCCCTATTGAGGACGGACACGGCCGGACGGTACGCCGTTTACACGGCCGCCCGTTCAACCGGAATTCTCACGACCAACGAAATTCGTGCGCTTGAGAATTACGCACCGGTCGAGGGTGGCGACAACATCGCCGCCCCGCTGAATTCCAGCGCACCGAAGATGAAGGACAACGCCGCTTCATCTACTGCGCCTAAGGCCGACGATTTGGGGGCGGTTTTGTAGTGAGCAACTTTGCAAGTCGCGCGACCCTTCAGGGGGTCGTCGAGAACCGAAGCCGACCCTTCGAGGGTGTCGAGCTTCGAGAGTCGGCGGACGGCACGGGAGGCAACTCCCTGACCTTCAGGGGTTATGCGTCCGTCGTCGACGCCGCGTATGAGATGCAGGACTTTCTAGGCGACTACACGGAGGTAATTCGGGCGGGGGCGTTCGCGAGGACGCTAGCTGCCGGTGCCGACGTGCCTTTTAAAGTCAACCACGACGGCATCACCCTCGCGAGGACGAAGAGCGGCACCATGCGGCTCGCCGAGGACTCGACAGGGCTTCACGTCGAGGCAGACCTCGACCCGGCGTCGCCTGCCGTTCAGACGCTGCGTAGCGCTATGGAGCGGGGCGACCTCGATGAAATGTCGTTCGCGTTCCGGGTCGTGCGTCAGGACTGGTCGCCCGACTGGACTCAGCGCGACATTACCGAAGTCGACCTGAATAAGGGCGACGTCTCGGTCGTGAACTATGGCGCCAACCCTCACACGGGCGGCTTGACCTCGCTCCGATCGGCCGAACTCGCTTCGGCTATGCGCGAGTTGCGCGCGGGGGAGTTGACCCCGGAGAAGCTAGACGCTCTCTTCCGGCTGATCCCTGAACTCGCGGCGGCTCTCCCGGCAGGGGAGAGCGACGAAGCGCGAGAGGTCGAGGACGTCGACCTATCTCTTTACGACGCTCGCCTTCGAGCGCTTTCTCTCTAACCCCTTCGGTGCCACCTACTCACGTGAGTAGGTGCTTCCGCCATGCCCAAAACAGGAGTACCTCACCCATGCGTGATGTGATTAACGGCGTTATCGCCAATCGCACCGAGGCCCGTTCGAAGCTCGACGCGATGCTAGAGACCGCGAAGACCGAGAAGCGCGGCCTGTCCGACGACGAGAAGTCGGAGTTCGACAAGCTAGAGACCGAGGTTCGCGAGTTCGACGCGCGTATCGAGGAACTCGACGCGCAGATTCGCGCCGACGAGAAGGCGGCCGACGTCGCGAAGCGCTACGCCGGTTCCGTGAAGGTCACTAGCGAGCCTGAGATCTACCGCAACGACGTTGGCGGTCGGTCTTATTTCCGAGACCTTCACCTTGCGCGCAACAAGGGTGATCGCGACGCGTCCGAGCGACTGACTCGCAACGACCGCATGCGCGCCGACGCTGAGAAGCGAGCCATTACGACCGTGAACGGTGCGGGTGGCGAGTTCGTTCCGCCCCTGTGGCTAGAGCAGGAGTTCGTGAAGCTCGCCCGTCCGGCTCGCATTACCGCGAACCTGACGCCGACCTTCGCGCTTCCGGCCGGTACTGACGCGATCAACATTCCGAAGGTCGCGACCGGTACCGCTGTCGCTCAGCAGACCACGCAGAACACGGCCGTTCAGAACACCGACCTGACCACGACCAGCATTTCGAGCCCGGTCGTGACCATTGCGGGTGGCCAGACCATTTCGCTTCAGCTGCTCGAACAGTCGCCGCTGAACATCGACCAGGTCGTTCTTTCCGACCTCGCGGGCGACTACGCGCAGAAGCTGAATGCTCAGGTTCTCGCCGCTGCGGGTGGTGCGGGCAACCTGACCGGTATTACGAAGCTCGCCGGTATCAACGCCGTGTCGTACGTCGATGGCGCGCCGACGATCGCGAAGCTTTACTCGAAGATCGCCGGTGCGATTCAGACCGTGCACACTTCGCGGTTCCTGCCCCCGGACACGATCGTGATGCACCCGCGCCGGTGGGCGTACTTCCTCGCCGGTGCCGACGGTCAGGGTCGCCCGCTGGTCACCCCTTCGGCCGGTTCCCCGATGAACAACCTTGCGGCGGCCGGTGACGTCGCCGCTCAGGGTTACGTCGGTCAGCTTCAGGGTCTGCCCGTGTACGTCGACGCCGGTATTACCACCACGAACGGCGCCGGTACCGAAGACGTGATCATCATCGCGCGCATGGCCGACCTGATGCTGTGGGAAGGCAACGTTCGCGCTGAGGCGTTCCAGCAGACGTTCGCTCAGAACCTGTCGGTCTTCATCCGTCTGTACAACTACGCGTCGTTCCAGGCCGGACGCTATCCCCAGAGCATCGCGCTTATCCAGGGTACTGGTCTGATCGCCCCGACGTTCTAGTTCGCCCCGTGATTGGGGGCACTTACTCACGTGAGTAGGTGCCCCCGGTCCAACCCTAGGAGAGTCTTTGCCACCCGCTAAGCCTGCCGTTCGTTCCGATATCGCCGTCGAGGTCGACGCCGTGCTCGACGAGAACGGCACCTTTACCGGTGAATGGATTGAGAGCGACGGCTTCGATTCGGTTCGCCTTCTCTACAGCTTCAACGGCGTACAGCCGAGCGTCGGCTTCGAGGAAGCCATAGACGCCGCTGGAAGCGCCGTTCTTCTGCCCCGGCCGGTCCAGTACCGGAACACGTCAGAGACGCGCCTAACGGGCCGTTTCTTCCGTCTGGTCGCCGACTTCGGCGAGCCGGGTTCCGTCTTCCGGGCTTCGGTCCGTCGCGCTAGCTAGCCGAAGGGGCTTCCGTGTCGCTGATCTACTTCGCGGGGCAGGACGTCGCCGTAAGCGCCGTGCCGGTCGCCGACAACGGGGGAGCCCCTAGCGGCGCTGTAACGGTCTCTGTGACCGTCACGGACCCGAACGGGGCGACTACCTCGCCTACGGTCTCGGGACCCGTTAGCGGGGCGTACACGGCCGTCGTGCCGTCCGTCTCGGTCGCCGGTGTGTGGCTGGTCCGATGGACGGCGACCGGAACCGGCGTTGTCTGGTCGAGCGAGACTCAGTTTCAGGTTCGCGCCGTCGGCGTCGAGCAACTCGTCGACCTCGCCTCAGTGAAGGCGCACCTGAACATCACGCCGACCGACACTCGGCAGGATGACGAACTTCAGGGCTTCATTCTCGCCGCCGCAGATCTCGCCCGCGACCATTGCGGCCCGTTCATCCCTGAGACTCATACGCAGTACCTCGACGGCGGCGTTCCGTCCATCGTGCCTGACTGGCTTCCCGTGAAGTCGGTTCTGTCAGTGACCGAGTTCTACGGGCTTGGGTCGTTCGTGCTGACCGAGTCGCCCCTAGGCGGGGGCGTGTCGTCGGCGTTCGCCTACACGGTCGACTACGGGACCGGCGTGCTAACCCGACGCACCTTCAGCGGTGACGCTGTCGACTTCGCCGAAGGCGTGAAGAACGTGAAGGTCGTTTACACGGCCGGTCGCTCGACCGTCCCCTATTCGATCCGTCTCGGCGTACTAGAGCTAGTGCGTCATCTGTGGCAGCTCACGCAACAGGGCGGCCGTCCGAAGTTCGGCGGCGCTGGAGACGGCGGCGAGCACTTCATTCCGACCGGCTTCGCCCTGCCGACCCGTGTCCTCGAATTGTGGCACCCGTTCCGACGCCCCCCGGGAATTGCCTAATGATCCCTTCGTCTTCTGCCCCGGCCGCACGGGCATATCTGTTCAACACGCTTACCGCTCAGCTAACGCCGGACCCGAACAGCCCCCGGTCGAGCCTTCTCGTCTGTTACGACGTGCCCGGACCCAATCAGCCCGACGACATTGTGTCGGTCGGGAAGGTTCACCGCCGTCTCGGCGTGAATTCGATGGTCGGGTCGGGCGGTGCGGGATGGCTCGAAGAGCGATACACGGTCGAGGTGATCGTCGATGTGTACCGGGGCGGCGACGACGCTCAGGCGACCTATCTACGGGCGTCGAGTCTCGTCGAGTCGATCATCTCCGTTGTCCGTTCCGATCCGACTCTCGGCGGCGCTGTCGTCGTCGCGAAGCCGATTACCGACCTGACCGAAGTCGATTGGGACGACGCGCACGCCGGTTTTCACGCGTGCGCAACTCTCGAAGTCGAGTGCTACCAAAGGATTTAACGTGGCTGCTTACACCTACACGGGCTCGGATGAGCGGTATTACCCGGGCATCGGCCGTGAGGTTCGCCCCGGCGATTGCGTCGAGTGGTACGTCGAGCCGGAAGACGGCCGATGGGAAGCCGTCGACACGTCCGCCCCTGCCCCCGCCCCGGCGAAGGCTGAGCCCGCCCCGGCGAAGACCGATTCTGCCCCGGCTGAGCCCGCCCCGGCCGTCGACGCCCCGAAGGGTGCCTAATGCCTAAGTCTTCAATTCTCAGTTTTCTCGGTATCGCGAAGGAAGCCACCTTCGGTACCGCTGTACCGCCGACGGCGTTTATACCCGTCACCAACATCACGCCGAAGGACAGCGTCGTACTCCTGGATGACAAGGGGTGGCGCGGGTCCATGGTCGAGACCTACAACAAGGTTGCGGGTCCGGTTACGGCGACCGTTGACTTCGACGGCGACGTGTTCCCCGACACGCTCGGGTGGCTGGTTACCGGCATTCTCGGCGACCTGACTACGACCGGCGCTTCTGCCCCGTTCACGCATGCCGTCGCCGTACTCAACACGGGTACCGGACAGCCCCCGTCGTACACCCTGACCGACACATACTCCGTCGCTACCCGGGCGTACGCCGGTGCGAAGTTCAGTGAGCTAAGCCTGAAGTTCAACGCCGACGGTCTGTTGACCTACTCGGCGAAGGCGACGACCTTCGGGTCGGTTACCGCTTCCCTTCCGACGGCGTCGTTCACGGCCGTTCAGGTTCAGCCTGCATGGTTGGGTGTCGCGCAGATTGGCGGCGTCACTCAGGCTGGTGTCCTCGACGCTGAGGTGAGCATTAAGCGGCCGGTGTCCATCATGAATACCGTCGACGGTACTCAGGCACCCACGAACCTGTGGTCGGGTCCCGTCACTGTCGACGGGAAGATGACTCTGATCATGGAAGACGACTCTCAGCTGACTAACTACCTGACGCAGGTTCAGCCCGCGCTTGACTTCAACTTCTCGCAGGGTGCCGGTGCTGCGGCGACTCAGGTGAAGTTGCACATGACGAAGGTCGCTTACTCGGCGGCTGATATTTCGCGCGGTAAGGACTTCGTCGAGATTCCGATCACTTTCGAAGCCCTCGCGAACTCGACTGACATCGGCGCGTCCGGTGGTTTCTCGCCCGTGAAGGTCACCATTCAGAACGCCGTTACGTCAGGAACTTACAAGTAATGACTGAGCTAGCCCCTACTCGCGTTTCCCTGCCGTCCGGTGGTTGGGCCGACCTTCGCCCCGTCGCCGACGTGACCGAGCGACAGCGCCGACCGATTAAGCGGATTCAGACGACCCTCGCCGGTATGCCTGCCTTCGCCGGTGCCGTCGCTGAGGCTCAGAAGTCGGGCGGTAAGGAACTCACCCCCGACCAGCAACTGAAGATCGCTTCCGGCATGGGCGAGGCATTCGACCTACTCGAAGACCTGAACGACGCCCTTATCGTTGCGGCCGTCCGTGGCTGGTCGTATGAGTTCCCCGTGTCGGCCGACGGCTGTCAGGACCTGCCCGGCCGTGACCTCGACGCCCTTCGCGCGGCTACCTCGCCGTACATGCAGGAACTCATGCCCGACTTCGATCCGACCCCTGACCCGGCGTCCCCTATCGAGCCCTCCGTCGCCTAGCGTCGGCGCTGGAGGGGGGCGACAGATACGACCCTTCCGAGTATCCGTCGGAGGAATATCGGACGTGGCGACTGTGCACGATGCTGCACTGTCGCCCGTCCGAACTCGACGACGAATCGGCCGTCGAACTCGATTGGTTGCTAGCCGTCGACAACACGGTCGAGAAGGTGCGTAAGACGCTCGAAGAGCGGGAGGCGAACAAGAATGCCGGGTGACTTCATTAGCGCCGTCGTGCATGGGAACCGGCGTACGGCTGAGTCCCTACTCATGATGGATAAGGGCGTTGACCTAGCAACTCGCAAGGCCCTTCAGGAAGTTGGGCGGGTCACGAAGCGCTCGATTCGTCGAGAGATGAAGGGTGCCCCACGCTGGAATCATCGCGGACCGTCTGACCGTACCGGCGAAGCCGTGACCGTCGCCGGGCCGGAACATTCCCCGCGCACGGGTGGTCCGGGTTACTTCACGGGTCATCTGTACGGCTCGATTAAGGCGAGTCGACGCCCCCGGGTCCGATTCCATGCCATGTCGACGGCTGTCTTCGCCGGTGGTGCGGGGAACGTCCAGAACCTTTACAAGGCACAGCAGGAAGCGAAGTTCCCGTATTTCAAGCCGGGCGTTCGTAACGCTGAACCGAAAATGCCCGCCATATGGGAGAAGCATTGGGGCGCGGCGACCAAAGTCTTCTAACTCGGCCACCTACTCACGTGAGTAGGTGGCTAGGGAGGGTTAATAGTGGGATCGCTGCCCCCGGTCTTTATCGAGTTCCTAGGTAACTCGACTGGTTTTATGGCCACTTCGCGTGGCGTTCGCACCGAGCTTAAGAAGGTCGAGCGCGAAGGCGGCGGCTCGATGAAGCAGCTAGGCGCCGTCGGTAAGGCGGCGCTTCTCGGCGTCGGTGTCGCTGCGGCTGCTGCGGCCGTCAAAACGGTTCACATGGCGGCCGACTTTCAGACTCAGATGACCCGTGTTCGCACGGGTGCGGGCGAGTTCGCTAAAAACATGGACCTGGTGAGTCGTGGCGTACTGACCATGGCGGGGCAGGTCGGCGAGTCGACTAAGGACCTGACGTCAGGTCTGTACATGGTCGAGTCGGCGGGATTCCATGGGCGGAACGCACTCGACGTCCTTCGCGTATCCGCCATGGGTGCGAAGGTCGGCGCGGCCGACCTGGCTACCGTGACCGACGCTGTCACGACGGCTATGAACGCTTACAACCTTCAGTCGTCGAACGCTGCGAAGAACACTCAGAACACGACCGACGTGATGAACGCCCTAGTCGGTACTGAGGCTGAGGGAAAAACCAACATGGAAGCCCTAGCGGGCTCTATGTCGAAAATCCTCCCCGTGTCTGCGGCGGCTGGTGTCGGGCTGAATGAAGTTCTCGGCGCTATGGCGACCATGACCAGTCAGGGAACGTCGGCCGACGTCGCCGCGACCTACCTTCGGCAGACGATCGGCAACCTGTCGAACCCGACCGGTAAGGCCGCTCAGGCTATGCGCGGTCTCGGTCTCGACTCTTTCAAGGTCTCGCAGAATCTCGGTAAGAAGGGTCTCGCGTCGACCCTTGACATGCTGACGACCGCTATCGCGGGGCACACGAAGCATGGTGCCGTGATGATCGACACGCTTAAGAAGGCTTCGAAGAACACGACCGAGTTTCAGAAGGCACTCGCGAACCTAAGCCCGGATCAGAAGACCTATATCGGTGCACTCGCCCAAATGGTTGGCGGTACCAAATCGATGATGGGTGCCCTTCAGCTAACCGGCTCTCACGCGAAGATCTTTCAAGCCAACGTCGCCGGAATCGCGAAGCACGTGAAGGACGGCGGTAAGGGCGTCGAGGGTTGGGCGGACGTTCAGAAGACCTTCAATCAGCGAATGGCCGAATTCAAGGGTTCGACGGAAGCCATCGGAATTTCGATCGGTCAAGTCCTACTCCCGTACGCGACGAAAATGATCGGCGTACTAGCGACCGGCGTCACGTGGCTTACGAAGCACAAGACAGCCGCGTACGCCCTTGCCGGGGTCATCGGCGGAATCCTGGTCGTCGGTCTGACGGCTGCCGCTATCGCCGCCGCTGAGTTCACGGCATCGATGCTCGCTAACCCGGTTACGTGGATCGTCATCGGCATTATGGCGCTAGTCGCATCGCTGGTCATGCTCATCATGCATTGGCGGCAGGTGTGGGGCTGGATACAGAAGAACATTCCGGCCGTCGCTCACGCCTTTGTCGCCGCATGGCGCGGGGCAGTAGCGGCATGGTATGCCGTCTGGCAGTGGGGCGTGAAGACGATTCACGCCGTCGTGAAGTGGTTCGACAACAACGTTCTGAAGTGGCTAAAGGCTCGCTTTAAGGACCTGACCACGTGGTGGAAGGGTCACACTCAGGAACTCTCCGCAGCGTGGAAGCTAGCTTGGAAGATCATCGAGATTTGGGCAAAGCAGGCTTGGGACCTGATAAAGACCGGGCTGAAAATCCTCGCTCAGACCTGGTCTGATATCTGGGCCGTGATCAAAGACGCCGTGATGTTGGTTTGGGACGCGATAAAGAATGCCGTAACGCTCGGCATTCACTACGTGCTAAACGTGATCGGCATTGTCCTCGACATCATCACGGGCCATTGGGGCAAGGCTTGGCAGGACCTGAAGAAGCTAGTCACTCAGGCATTCGACGACATAACCCGCTTCCTGAAGGGGCTAGTCGGTGACTTCGGGACGCTGCTTTGGGACGCCGGTAAGGCGCTGATTGACGGTCTGGTTAACGGCGTAAAGGCGTTCGGGCACCTAGTCGGCGACACCCTTAAGGGCATTGGTCACAGCGCGCTAACCGGGTTTAAGAGCATGTTCGGAATTAAGTCGCCGTCAAAGGTCTTCCATCAGCTCGGCGTCTGGATCATTCAGGGTCTTGTGAATGGTCTACTCGGCACGCACAAGCAACTTGAGAACGCCCTGAATAAGACAATGTCGCTTCTCTCGAAGATGCACACGAAGGCAGCGACGGCCGTCGAGAAGGCGGTTCGCCGAGACGGTAAGGCACTGGAGCAGCTCGCGAAGAACCGCGAGAAGATCGCCGGTCGCCTGAAGTCGGCGAGCGCGCACCTGAAGGACCTTCAGAAGTCTTGGACCGACGAGAAGAACAACGTCGCGTCGGGCATCATGCAGGGTGCTTCGGTCGTCATGCAGGGTGAGAACGGCGCGCCGATCGGTGCGGGCGACGTCCTCGCGAATATGCAGGCTCAGGTGATGAAGGCGAAGCAATTCGCCGCGAACATCGACCGGCTTCGGAAGATGG